TGCCAGCATACTCTATGTGTTGCTCACCAAGCGCTGTGGCTCTAAACAAAACGGCGTAGTAAAGGTTGTCAATATAGGCGATATATCTGTCAAACCAACGGCGCTTGACTTCAAAGAGTGGGATGACGAAGGGGTTAAAAACCCAAACCCCGCCATCGGGAGCGTCAGAGGGAGAAAATTCATCTAACGAAGACAAGTCGGTAGTCATATTGGCGTCGTCGCCTCCAAGAAATGGTGCAAAGGAGACATCATTGAAGCGACTAAAAGAGTAGCGCAAATCAAACCAAAATCTCAAAACCTTCCCGTTGTTTTCAAACGAAACGAAACAAGAAGCTGCCCTCTCGTCGTCTAAGTTGACTTCAAAGTGTTTTGCGATGAAATCCGCACTCCCACCATCGTTGTAGAGTATTGACATGAAGACAAAGAAGTCAATGTGGAAGGGTTTCTTTCTACCTCGCTCCAAAGCGATGGCGTAAAACATTTTGCCTACAACCCTAACGGGAATTAGCGGGTTGAAAAAGTAATATTCACGATAACCAGCGGCTCGGTTAATCCATCTGTAAACAGGCGGCTCAATCCAATTGGCTACCAAGTAGCGATTGAGTGAATTGCTAATGTCTTGGTCGTTAACTATCAGTCGTCGTGCTCCGTTTTGAGCGGGGATGTAGGCAGTGCCCGAAGGTGTGCCGCCTACCAGATTGGGTAAGCATAGCCCCGCCAAGTCGCCCCAACCGTCTTGTGTGACAAGCAAGTAGCCCTTCATGTCAAAGTAAAGCCCCACATAAGGCACGCAAAATCACCTCACAAATTCCTCACTAATTCGTGGGCAAGTTGATTTCCGAGCGCTTCGTTAACAGCGTCGCTGATGGCGCTGCGAATTTGGTCGTAACCGAAGGGCACATTGACGGTTAAGGTTGCCCCGCTCGCTGCTTTGGTGGTCGCATCAGCGATAGTGGATAGGTAGCCAACTGCCATTTGCAATAGCCCGACGATGTTTTGAATTGAAAGCCAAATTTGCTGGGCGTAGTAGTAAATGTAGGCGGTGTAACTAAGCGTCATTTCCTCACGAGAAGGCGTGTAGGCGACGGGTTGGGCTTCCTGCACAACTGGAATAGCGAAGTAACCGAATGCGCCATACTTGATGTGGTAGACACCCGCTCTGGCGGCGAGGTTGGCTGCAAGTCTGGCGGCGCTTGCATAGGCTTCCGCCATTCGGGAGCGCATTTCCTCTTCGGCTTGGGTAATTCGCTCAATCGCTTCCTTCTGCTTGTCTACCCACTCATAATATTTGCGCTTAATGTCGTCGTAAAACTGCTTGCGATAGTTAAACCATTCCTGCCATTGCTTTTGTAGGTTGTTGATATAGTCACTCCAGCGTTGCTCCATGTTTTGCTGGGATTTAAGCATATGCTCCCGCCATGCCACCCATTCGTCTTTTTCTAACCGCCTTTCTTCTCCTCTTCTACTCTCCAAACCCAAATCGGGTTTAAAGAGGTTTCTAAGCCAGTCGGTTGACTCTTTTGCTTTTTCTCCAACCCTCGCTCCCACCTGCTTTGCTCTTTGCTGGCGCTCCCATTGCTCGGCTTCCTTGCGTGCTTTTTCATTTTCGTCTACATATTGTCGTAACTCTTTGGGCAGCATTAACTTAGCAAGCCAACTGCTAATCTTTCCCGTTTTTTCATCAATCCATCTAATCAAGCCAGCGATGCCTATTGCGATTGCGCCGATACCCAAGATGATTGGGCTTACTACAGCCGTTATACCTGACCCGATAATCTTCAAGATATCCCACAACTTACCGAGCCAGCCAACCAACGCCTTAATCCCGTCAGTCACCTTTAATGCGCCCAACGCTTTGAGACCGTCGCCAACCCATCTAATCCCATGCCCCACAGCGCCAAACAAAGTAACCAACGCACCTAACATCGCACCCATAGCCATAAGATGACTGACAAAGGAAGCGAGGGTCGGATGGTTTTCCCCGAATTCCTTAATAGCAGCGGTTATCTTGTTAATGCCTTCGGCTATACGCTCTATCGTGGGCGCAATATTCGCAAGGTTTTCTGCCAATAGGGCTTGCACCGACGCCCTCAATGTGCTGAGAGCGTCGGTCATTTGGTCAATCTTGTTTGCTACCTCGTCGCTGACGGTCACGCCCAACTCACGATACTTAGCAATTAGGTTATCCAATTCCTGTGCGCCTTGACGAAGGATTGGCAGCAAGGTGTAGGCTCGGCGACCAAACAACTCAAAGAGAATTTGTGCCTGCTGGGCTTGGTCGGGGATTTTAGCGATTTCTTTCAACAACGCCACGAATTGCTCCAACGGGTCGTTGGTTTGGGATTGCACAGTTTGACCGAGCACGGCTAAAGCCATAGTCAACTCATTAACCTTACTGCCTTTCTCGGCTACTGCTTGGGCGGCTTGTTGGAAGGCTACCTGCATTCGCATGATAAACATCGGAATTAACTCAGCGTGAATTTCCAAGTCTTGGAGCATGGCACGATAGAGGGAGTATTTCTCAACGGTCGTGCCGATTTGGAGGGCTTCCTCACGGAGTTGGTTGGCGTGGCGTGCACCCGCAACGGCGAGGGCGGTAAATGTGCCCGAAACGACAGCGCCTATCTTGGCAAGCGAGTTAAGTGCTTCCTCGTTTTGCCTGAAAAACTGAGTTAGCCGCCCAAAAACAGTTTGGGTGTGTTGGCTAAGCCCTTCAAGTTGCTGCTTGACTTGGTTTACCGCCTGCGAGACATTTTCCTGTGCCCGTATGAGGATTTCCACAGTAGCATCAGCCATAACCTATCACCAAACACACTTGCCGTTAGAAGAAGCCTTGCGATTCTTTGATTAATTCTTGCAGGTTAAGTAGGATTACCTCAGTTTGGGCGAAATTGAGGTTGAGGAAGTCATCTATGGAGTTGACGATGCGGTATTTGGCAAGGAGAAGGTAGATTTTGGTGATAGAAGTGCCCCCCAACCCCAAACCTAAATCCGAAGGATTAGGGGCGTTGATTTTGCGCTTACTGAAAGAAACCTAACGCTGGGCGCTCAAGCCATTCCTCAAAGGAGATTTGCTCGCCCGTTTTGAGCGTGTGAATGCGCCAATCAAGCCAAGCGACTGCTTCAATCCGCTTAGCGGGCGGAAGGTCTTCTAAATTTTCAAGCCCCGTGCCAAACCTTTCGCAGAATTCAATCAAATCCCGCCAACGCAGCAATTTGAAGTCGTCTTCGCTCCACTTGCCCGCTAAGGTCATCACTTCCTCAGTCATTTGCGGTCACCCCGACAATCTAATACCTTCAAGATGTCGTGCCAATTCTCTCGCACCATAGTCTCAGCGACGCCAACCCCCGTTTTCACCAACTTCCAGAAGTCTCGCTCACGCAGCCCGACCCGCTTGCAAAATTCGTCTACGCCTTCCTTCATGGCAGCAATGTAAAGCATTTCACGCTCATAGCGTGTTAGCATGTCGGCTCACCTTCACTACTCAATCGAAATGTTGTTGGCGCTACCTTGCAGAGTGAGCGTCATAACCCACAAGTCAGACCCGCCCGTAATGGGCACTCTACGGGTTGCGATGTGATAGTCGTTGAGTATCAAAGTCTTGTTGGGCAATGAAATCGTGACATCTACGGGTGCGGGAGCGTCTGCGGCAAAGTGCGGCGTAAACGGCAGGAAGATTTCGCATGTGAATTCGCACTCGGCGACCCCGTAGGCGCTCAAGTTAGGAAGGCGCTTTTCGTTGTTAGCCTTAACCGAGAAATCAGCGGTCACATGCGGGTTGCGGCGCACACGAAGTTGGAAGCGGCTAACCTGATAGTTGTTGCCCGCAACGCTAACCGCTGCGTCGTGCCACAAGACGATATTGCCCGAAAGCGGGGCGATAGTCGGGGCGGTAGCCATTAGACTTGGCTTCATTGCCCGCAGGGAAAGCGTCGCCCGCAAGGGCTCTCCGACACGCCCTTCCAACGAAACTTCGTCAACGAGACAACCGAGCGCCTTAACAATGTAGTCATTTGGCGACCCCGCCACGACGCTGAGGGAAATGTTGTTTTTAATCAGGCTCTCTAAGGTTTCCAAATGGGCGTCAACGACGGCGAATTCGGCGCTAATGGTGGCTTCAACGATTGAGTGATAGAAGAAGACGCCGCCAACCGCTTCAACTCGGCGCACATTCTCGTTAATGTTGATTTCGCCGCCATTGACCTTACCGATTTGAAGCCAGTCGCCAGCGGGCTCTTGCCCCAAAGTGCTTTCAACTTTGAAGCCAAACAAATCTAACGCATGAGTTTTCATTCGCTATCACCCCTAACACTTGCTACGGCAGCATAGTGACCGCCCGCAGGTTAACACGGGCAACATGAAGGTTGGGCACGGCTTCTTCAACGAGATAATCAACGCTAACAACATAAAGCCCGACAGGTTGCCCCGTCGTGAGCGTGTAGGGCGGCGTGGGAGCATTCAAAACTGCGTTAACTATCGCTTCGGTTAGACTGTTTTTGTCTTCCATTGAGCGGGCAACGACATAGACTTCTATGTGGTCGGTCTCACGATAAATGTGTTGGTGGCTTTCGGGCACTAATTCGCTGCTAACGAGGGCGATTAGAATGAAGGGTTTGGTTATGCGTGATAGGTCGGTGTCACGGAGTAAGCCCACGCCGACATCTATCTTTCGCCCGCCACTAACGCTATTGAAAACTAAACTTTTGACTTTCTGAGCGACTTCAAAGGCTGCTAACCGCTTCATTGTGAGACACCCCGCTTAAACGCCTCGGCTAACTTAGCGATTTGGTTTCGCAGCCAATCCGCTGCAGGTTTCATGAATGGCTTGCGGATAATGTCGCCGACTTTCTCCCAAGTCGCTGATTTGCCCGCCCGACCTTGCTCAACATGCTTAGCGAAAACCCAACCTACGCCACGAAGGTAGAAGCGCAATGCTCTCGCATTAACAGGCACGATTATGCGCCTATGACCGAATTCAACATACTTGGCGTAGTCAACATTGGTGTAGACCCGCCCCGTCAAACCCGAGACTTCAAAGTTGATGCTTGCCCGCAACCTACCCGTGTCGACGGGCGCATGTTTCTTTGCTTCGCCCGAAGTGTGGGCGACTAACTTAGCGAATGTGTCTTGGATTTCGTCACGCCCCCGACTTAGTTTGCTGACTGTCTCGTTGACGCCTTTGACAGTAACGCTAACCTTAAGAGCCACTGGCTTCACCCCGCAGGTAAAGTTTGCTAAAGGTCGGGTAGGTTTCAATCTTTGCGATTTGATAGCGCTTGTAGTTGATTTCCAAAATGTCATCAGTTTGGAATTGGAAGTCGCCAAAGACGAAGTAGACGGCATCCAAAGTGCCCAATTGGGCATGCATTAAATATTGTTTGCCCGCTGAGGGTGTTACAAGGAAACCGACGACCGTGCCCGCCATAACTTCCGTTGCGCTAACCGTGCCATCTTCGCTTTCCTCAATGCGTTTGCGCCAGACGACAGCGGGCACACGAAGACTTAACCTCGCCATGCCATAATCACCTGCCTTGCGATTGGCGGGAGTTGATTGAAGTCAACCCGCACTTCGGATTGAATGCTGTCAACAATGTCGGCGTTTAGAAGCCAGACTGCAAGGTGGGCTAAGGCAAGGGCGATGTCGTCAGGGATAGTGCTTTCAAAGCCTGCATAGTATTCCACGACGGCTTCCCCGCTGTATGGGTAGGCTAAGATGATGAGACCGAAGGGTTGTATTTTCTGATACTCAAGGGTGACACCTTCGGGTAGGGCGATAATGTTGCCCATGCCGATGATTGGGTGAGCGGTTGTTAAACCTCGCCCGTTACTGAATGAGATGACTTCGGAGACATAGCGATACTCAAGTGGCACACCTGTTAGGCTTTCCCAAATTCGCTCGGCAGCGCCAAGTAGGGCTGACGCACGCTCTGTCGTCTCAGAGCCCCATTGCCTTTCAATTAGGGAGAGCACTTGGCTTTGAGCGATATAATTCATCACTGCCTCACCTCTCGTTTCATTCGCTCAACTAAGTCTTCAAATTCGTCAAAACCGTCGCCGACTTGTGCCTTGAATGCGTTGTAAACCTCTTTGGGCGCTACGCAGAGATAAACATTGACTTGGATGGCGTTGGTAATCACGAATTGTCGGGTTAGGAGAATGTGGGTTTCTGCGGGCAACTTAACGAAATTGTTGACCGAGTAAAAGCAAAAGAAAGTGTGCCCCTTAGTTGTGAGCAAATGCTTAACCCCAGCGGGCGGGAAGGGTTTCTTTGCTAAGACGCAATTGAGGATATGCACCTTAGCGTTAGCAGAGAAAAGGGTGAAGTTGAGCACTAATGATTGCTTGATTGCGCCTTTGAAGACTAACTCGGCGACGGCTTTCAGCAACTTCTCCCTATTGCCCGTCACTTTGGCGACGATATAGTCAAAGTAAGTTTTGATACTCATCCTACCCCACCAAACACACTTGCCAACTTAAATGAAAAAGCAGAGGCGAGGGCGGTTAACCCCCGCCCCTGCATCACTGTCTACCTACCTTCGTATCAGGCAAGTTTCACGGCAGCATGCTCATCGTAGGGCACATGGGCGAAGTCAGCCCGCATGGTAGTCACGAGAATGTCAGTCTGCTTGACGATATCCCGCTGCGTCTCAACCCGCAAGCCACGCCGCACGCCCAACAGGAAGGCTCGGCGGTTGAAGACGAGGGCGTGCACATCGTCGGGCACGAAGGCGCTCACAACGACAGGCTTACCGTAAACCTTAGCCAATTCACCCGTCACGATAGTCGCTTGAGCGCCATACTTGTCAACCGTGCTAACTTCTGCCCAACCGACCATTTCGGCAAACTTGGCGGGGTTAACGACCACGACGACTTCGTTGGGGTTGATGCCCAACTTACCCATAGCGGCGCAGGCTTGCTGAATGTGTTGCGCAGAGAAAGTGCCAACACCAAGCGAGTGAGCCCGCTTCAAAATCCCATCCCAAACCTTAAGCAGTTGGTGGGCGCTGGCGGTGTCGCCATTCAGGATAGCATTCTCCAACGCCTCAGCGAAGGCTTGCGCCAACGCTGCTTGGAATTCGGGCATAATCGCCACGATGCTATCCTCGGTAACTTCGTCGGCGACTTCAACACCCGCAGCCAATTTCTTAGCGTCAAGCGTCAAGCCCTGCGCAGAAGCGTTGCTGAGAGTGATGGAAGTGGCAGGCGCAACATAAACGACGCTAATACCCGAGATAGACAAGGGGATTTTGTAGGTTTGGCTGGGCATGTCAACCTGAGGCAAAAGTTGGGCAAGGCTCGGTTGCAGGCGGATAAGTTGCAACACTCGGTTGGAGAAAGTCGTGGGGATGTAGTTGGTCAAGTCGCTACCCGTCACCGCCTTCGTCACTTCAACGAAGCGGCGCTCCAACCAACCCTCAGTGGGCAAGTGGCGCAACCGCCTAATGGAAGCGAAGACGGTGTAGGCGTCAGAAAGGTCTTGCCACTTGGCGATTTGCTCGTCGGTCGCCCGCATCAAAAGGAAGTTTTCAAACCTTTCCTGCGCCGTGTTACCCTCCACCTCAATGCGGGCTCGGGCGCTAACGCCCTTAGACAAGACTTCCTCAACATTAGCAACCCGCTCTTCAAGCGCCTTCACCAAGCGCTCGGTCGCTGCTACCTTGTCGGCAAAGTTAGAAACGATGTTAAGCGTCTTTTCGACTTCCTGCAACACTTCTTTCATGCGTTAAGCACCTCCTTTATCACTTGCATAGAGCGCCCGCTCCAATTCGTGGCGCAATTGCTCCAGCGATTTGCGAATGTAACTAAGCGGGTTTTCCCACTCACACGCTTCAAGCCACTCCAATTCCTCAGGCGTGTAGGATTTAAACTCGGGCGGCTCTTTATCCGCCTTTTTGTAATACTTAACAATCGCCCGATAGACCTTCTCCCTATCCGCTTCGGGAATATCAACCCCGCCCCTCGCCCCAAGCAACGCCGCCATAGCAGCCACAACGCCACGCCAAATGGCGTAGGGTTTGCCGTCAATCACATCAACATGCGGAAGCTTGTAAGCGCCAAAGGTGTCAAGCCTTTCGTCGTCAGCCCAAAAGAAGCGCTTAGCATACTTGCGCTGCTTTTCCTTGTCTTGCAAATCCTCGTTGGTCTCAACGCCAACATATTTGCGCCACCGCTTTTCGCTTTCGTCAGCATCCCACTCCCGCCCAAAATCCTCATAGAGCGGAAACTCAGCATTGTTGTCGGGCACGATGCCCTTCTTCACTAACTCCATGTCGCTATCACCCTCCTTTTGGATTAACGCTTGCGGATTGGCGGGGAGTGTCACAACCGAAGTTTCAATCCACTCCCATTCCGCATACATATTGCCTTCAATTCTGCGGGGAATGAAACCAACGCTAAGACCCCGCACAATGCCTTCATCAACTAACTGCTTGATTTCCTGCGCAAATTGCGTAGAAGCGAAAACGAATTGCACTTTGATTGCATCGTCGGAAATTTCAACATTGACGACTTTGCCTATCGGGCGGTTGGGGTCGTGTTGCCAAAGGAGCACTGGGTTGGCGAGGTAGTCTTGAAGGTTGATGCAGCCTTTCGGGTTGACGATTTCGTTGAGCCTATCTTTGACCGCCGTCGTGGCTACACCCGAGTAGATTTCCCCGCCGCTATCGGTTTCAATCTGCCTCGTAACGAGGTAGAGCATGTCTTTCATGCCTACTCACCAATGTCACTTGCGCAAGGTGGAGGCGGCGGGAGTTGCACCCGCTTCCAGCGCCAGCCACTTCGGGCTTAAGCGCTGTCAACCCTTCGTCGCCCCCACCTTCAATCCACAGGCACAATTGTGCACCTGCAATTGATAACTTCGTCTGGCTGACCTTCGGGGTCGCAGGGAAACCTTAGCCTAACGCCCGACGGCAGTACGAAGTAGTCGTCTATGTCAACAATTTCGCCTTCCATTTGTTGGTGGCTCTCCCTAACTCGCTCGTCATGGGCGGTAACCCACATTTTGCGTTTAACGCCGACAGCCTTAAGGCTTTCCTCATAGCCCATGTTGAGCGCTGCGGTCGTTTCAGTGCGGGCAATTCGCTCGGCACGCCAAGTTTCAAGGTCGCCCAAAACTTCTTCAACCGCCCCGATTAGGTCGCTCCAACCCCCGCCCTCGGCTAAGGCGTCGCCAAGTTTTTGCCTAAGTTGCTCCCATGTCGTCTCGGTAATCCAACGAATTCGCCGTTTGAAGGTCATCAGGCGGGCTTTAACCTTAGCGTCGTAAATCAGCGGGTCTACTTCAACTCCGAAGGCTTGGGGTGTGTCACGCAGGATATCCTCTAAGGCAGGCAACAAGATTTTTGCTAACTCGTCGGCTTCTTCTTCAAGGTTAAAGAGAAAGTCGGTTATGTCTTTGCGGAAGTAAGCGTTAAGGTCGGATTTGAGGCGGCGGCGCAAGTCGTGTGCATAGTCTTTAATGGCTTCCCGCACATGGCGCTCATATTTGTCGTGCAACCGCAGGAATTTGAGCCACATTTCCTTGTAAGTGCGGGGAATTCGCTTGGTGACGACGACTAACTCGTCGGTCGTTGCCGACTTGGCTTGCTGTGGCTTTTGTTGGGCGATAGGCACGATGTTAATGTTGCCCCACCATGCGTCGCCCCACACCAACGGGTCTTGGAAACCTAACACCTCACGGGCTTCGTTGATTGTGATAATGCCTCGGTCAATAAGATTGCCGAGCGAATTGGCGACCTCGGCGATATTCTCCTTGAGCGCCTCTACAAGGCTGAGGTCATAGGCGCACCACAACTGCGGGTTGACCTTCGGGAAAAACTGCATGTTAAGGGTTTCCTCAATCAGCCGAAGGAGTGGAATTATGGTCTCACGCCAGAAAATCTTCGTTTGCTCCCGAGCGTTGGCGTAGTTGGCATACTCGTAAATCCCGACGACAGCGGGCGGCACATTCAGACAGGCTAAGATTTCCTCACGCAGGATGCGGCGCATTTCAACCAAATCGCCCGCCTTGAAGGAAGTGTCAATCGTTTTGGTCTCGTAATCCGAGCCCTCAAGCAAAAGCCACTTGAAGCGTTGACCCCGCCCGTGTCGGCTTTGAATGCGCTCAATAAGCCGCTGCTTGGTCGCTTCGGGCAACGAAGACTTGGTGATTAGGATTGTCAGCGGTTGTGCGCCGTGAAAGAGATACTCGGCTAACAGGCGGTCGCATTCGTTGATAAGCGTGACGGCGTTTTGGATGGAGTAAAGGAGCGATAAGCCTTGCGACCTCGGGTCGGTCGGGTCGGGCAACTTGAAGTGCACGATGTCGTCAACCGATAGGTTGATAACTTTGTCGGCGGTCATGATTTGGGCTTCCTTGCCATCAAGGCTGAAA